CTAAAGAGTTCCAACTAAACACCAATCCCATTGTCAGACTACAGTTTGTCACTGAGGCTTATGGTGATGAATTAAAGGCTAATAGATATGTTTCTATTGGTCAACCAGCATATTACACAATTACTGGTACGCAACTGGAGTTTATTCCTGCTCCAGACGCAACATATAGCGCAGAACTTACATATTATGCTAAGATTCCTGCGTTGAGTGATTCAAACACAAGCAACTGGCTTTTAGCTTATGCCCCAGACTTGTACCTGTATGGTGCGCTCATGGAGGCTGCACCATATTTGAAAGACGATGAACGTCTACCAGTATGGAGCCAGATGTATATTAGCTCCTTGGGCGACATTGAAATAGCAGATCAAAGGGCATCTGTTTCTTCAACTCCACTTGTTCGTGCCCGTTCTTTGGGATAAAAAATGTCATCTTTTACAGACTACACAGAAAATCTTGTATTAACATACTTGTTTACAACAGGCTCTGCAACTCGTCCTACTGCTTGGTATGTGGGCTTGTTTACTGCCGCACCTAGTGATACTGGTGGCGGTACAGAAGTATCTGGTAGTGGTTATGCCCGTGTGGTTACAGGAACTATCTCTGGAAGTGGTACTGCAACTACATTTACCAACGCTGCCGCAATTGAATTTGCCGCTGCCTCTGGTGGTAATTGGGGAACTATTGGTTGGGCAGGTATTTTTACTGCTTCTACTGGTGGAACTTTGCTTGCCTGGGCGCCATTGACAGTCTCAAAAGCAATTAATGATGGAGACATTTTCCGCATTCCTGCTTCTAGCTTGTCTATTACATTGAGTTAATATGGCTGCTTACGGGCGTGGCGACTATGGTGGGGGTGCATACTCTTTTGGAGCTTACTTAGGTGCGCTTGCAATTGTTTCTGCTTCTACTGTAGTTATTGCTGGTGATAAGATAAAAGATGCTCAGTTCGAGATAAGTTCAACTAGCACAGTATCTGTAGATGCAGTAAAGATTTCTAATACAGGTGTTGCAATTGTTGACACATCTGTAGTAACTATTGCTGGTGGTATTGATGCTGTTGGCAATGTTGCCATCATTGCAACAAGTGTTTTGGAAATTCAATATAACCGCAAGCGTCCTGGTGAAGTAATAATTATTGATACTTCTAGCGTTGTTATTAATGCTAGAAGGAAATGGGAAACAGAAGCAGATACATCTGAAACTTGGACTCCAATTGAAGATGTTTCTGAATCTTGGACAACAGTCTCAGTTTAAATAGGTCTTTTAGGGGTAAAACATGGCAGATACAACAACCACAAATCTAGGCTTAACAAAGCCAGAAGTTGGCGCTTCAACAGACACATGGGGAACAAAGGTCAATGCTGATCTGGACTCTATTGATGCTTTATTTGATACTGGACCACTTTTAAAAGTTACTAAAGGCGGTACTGGTGTAGGAACTAGCACAGGTTCTGGTAATAATGTTTTGTCTACAAGTCCCACATTGGTTACTCCAATTCTTGGTACTCCGACTAGTGCAACATTAACTAATGCAACAGGACTTCCAGTTGCTACAGGTATTTCTGGCCTTGGTACTGGAGTGGCTACACTTTTAGCGACTCCTAGTTCAGCTAACTTGGCTGCTGCTTTAACAGATGAAACTGGTTCTGGTTCTGCTGTATTTGCAACATCTCCAACTTTAGTAACTCCTATTCTTGGAACACCAACATCAGGAACTTTAACAAATGCAACTGGTTTGCCTTTGACTACTGGTGTAACAGGAACATTGCCTGTTGCTAATGGTGGCACAGGTGCTGCTAGTTTTACTGCAAATAATGTTTTACTTGGAAATGGTACTTCTGCACTTCAAGTTGTTGCGCCTGGCACAACAGGTAATGTTTTAACATCCAATGGAACAACTTGGACTAGCGCTGCTGCTGGCGGTGGTTCATTAACTGGCACAACTGATTCTGCTACACCTTTTGAAACCGCCTTGGGTTATCAAGCTGGAAATGTTAATACTGGAGTTAAAAATACTTTTCTTGGTTATCAAAGTGGAAAACTTAATAGCACTGGTACTCTCAATACTTTTTCTGGTTATCTTTCAGCACCAGCAATGTCGACAGGTTCTCGCAACACAATTAGCGGAGCGCAAGCGTTGGAATCTGCTTCATCTGGCGATGATAATTGTGCTTTTGGTTATTATGCTTTAGCAAATACAAGCAGTAGGTCATTTAATACAGCCGTGGGATCAGGCGCATATTATTTCTATGATAAATCTTATGGCACAGCAGTTGGTTATGGCGCAGGGTATTATGTATCGGGTGATTACACTTGCATGATTGGTTATCAAGCTGGATACAACATAGGAAGTGCAACTGGCGCAACATACATAGGTGCAAGGGCTGGATATGGTGTATATGGTTCTAGTAGTGGAGTCCTTGGTACTGCCGTTGGATATTTAGCATTAGAGGCAGAAGCTGGTGCAAATTACAATGTTTCAATTGGCGGGTATTCTGGCAATGTACTTACAACTGGTTCTTCCAACACAATGTTGGGAACAAGAAGCGGCAACCAAATCACGACAGGCGCTGGAAATGTAGTTGTTGGAACACTTGATAGTGCGGGGGGTAATAACCCTGCATTTGCAATTACAACGCAAAATAACCGCATTAGCATGGGTTCAACTGCGGTAACTAATGCTTACATTCAAGTTGCATGGACAGCCGTATCTGATGCCCGTGATAAAACAGACTTTGCGCCCGTCCCTCATGGCTTGGAGTTTGTAACTCAACTTCAACCTACTGCTTATCGTTACAAACCAAGACGGGAAGCTACAGTAGGTCATGGCCCAATAAGATATGGTTTTAAGGCTCAAGAAGTTTTAGCCCTTGAGGGTAGTAATCCTGTCATTGTGGATGCTGAAGATTCTGAAAAGTTACGTTTCAATGACCAATCAATGATTGCTGTTTTAGTTAAAGCCTTGCAAGAGTTAAATGCTAAGTTTGACGCTTACGTTGTAGCTCACCCATAAGGAATAATCATGGAAAACACAAAACTTGAATTTCAAACACCCGAAAAAATTATTCAGCATTACAAATCGGCAATGGATAGCGTTAACTTAATCAATGGAAGTCAACCGCCTGAGTTTGATGATGAGGCGTGGACAGATTGCGTTGCTCGAAACAAAAAATATTTGCAAGTTATGTTAGAGCAAGACTTTTGGACAACAGAAGATTTAACTCCTTTGCGTAATGCTTCTGCATAAAGTATTTTATGAACGAAGTAAGCCATGAGCAAATCTATGAGCGTCTATTAGCTGTTGAAGCTAAAGTAGATACGATTGATAAGAACACAAGTGGTCTTGTAGAAGCTATTGACGCTGCCAAGGGTGCTGTGAAGGTTCTTAACTGGATAGCATCTATTGCCCAACCTGTTTTATGGATTGGTGGGTTGATTATTGCCGCTGGTGCTATTTGGCAGACATGGCTTAAAAAGTAATGGCTAATGTAAAACAACAACTAGATATACCTGCTATACCCTCTTTAGGTACATCAGGAATCGTCTATTCTCAAAGTGTCCAAAACCAAAACAATGGCATCTTGAGGTTGTTTTTTACGAAGTTACTTAATTCAATACAGTCTGTTTTTGGACCAAGGGGTGGCAAGTATCTGAATAACCCTTACGGGGCTTTTCAAGATGGCACAGATCAGATTGCTGCCAATACAACTACGGCCTATCCTATAACTTTTGATACAACTGATTACTCAAATGGAGTCACTTTATCAAATAGCTCAAGACTTAATGTTACAGACTCAGGAATTTATAACATTCAGTTTTCTATTCAATTAGTAAATACAACTAATGGCTCTCAAGATATAGACATTTGGTTTAGAAAAAATGGTACAAACATAGATAAATCTAACAGTAGATATGGTCTAGCACCAAGAAAAGGCATGGGAGATCCATTTCATGTTATATGTGCTTTAAATTTCTTTGTTGATTTAAGTGAAAATGATTATGTTGAGATTGTTTGGAGAACAAGTGATGTTGGGGCATACATTGAACATTACGTTGCCAGTTCAACACCAACTAGGCCATCAATTCCATCTGTAATTGCTACAATTAGCTTTGTGTCCAACCTACCTACGCAAT